GGCGGATGTTTCGGAAAAAACCAAACGGCGCAAAAACGGGCGCGGCGGCATCTTGGTAGACCACGGCCACTTGCTGGCCGGTATCACGCACGAGGCATCCGCCGACAGCGTCATCATCGGCTCGGTCATGAATTACGCCGCCTATTTGCAGGAAGGCACGGCGCACATGCCCGCCCGCCCATTCCTCGGTTTGTCCGATAAAGACTACCGCGACATCGACCACCTGCTGGAGGACTGGCTCAACGGCCTGATCGCACCATGACGAGACTTAAACAGCACGACAACCCGTTGGCGGTTTACCCGCTGATACTCGAACGCCTGAAAACCGTGCCGGGCGTGAAAGCCGTGAAGGAAGTCGGCGAGTTGGCCGAACTGCTT